GCATGATTGCTAGGAAAGCTAATAAAATTGGTGAGTTCACACATAGGGAAAATATGATAGTGCAAGTCCATATAATGAATCTATGATAGATATATGCAAGACGAAAAGCAAAATCATTGAATGATGAATGACAATCTGGTTTGCAAGTATCTTTATCAACAATAGTCTCACAACCTAAATTGATACTAGACCAATTTGGTACAAGAATACTACTTGAAATCAATTTGATATACAAATCACTCACAACTAATATACCACACAAAAGTATACATATCAGAGTGATCTTTATACCTTGCACTTCAGATCGATATTTCCGCTTGTAATATTTAACCTTTTCATCTGCATAGCCTATAAAACTTTGCTTGGCGTACTTCTCAATATCAGGATTATTAATATAATGTTCTGTATTTTGCTTATAACGGGCAATGAGATCATCCCAAGTGGGAAGATCACAATCCATATAATCCTGTAGTTGAAGCTCATCAATATAGCCTAACAGTCTGGTATGCCATTCATCAAAAATTTCTCGACCATGCCAAAAGAATTCATCATTAGCCGATATCATGACAGAGCAAATTCTACTTTCTTCTGAGACGAATTTGCTACGCTCACCTATCATCAAACTTCCTATTATGGAAGCTGGTTCTAGAGGACATACAAAATATCCTAATTCATCTTCAAAACGAAATTTTCTCTTGAGAAATGAAGCTTCATCTATTGAAACATATGGAACACTTTCAGAAATTTTGTCAGCCATAGTATATGTCACACCAATGCTACGTAAAACTTCATTTATTGATCTATGATTAAACCAATCATACCCTTCTTTGACATTCATGAAATTATCATCACCATAAGTTATAAGCTTAATGGCATCTTTAAAATCATAACAATGCAAATTGGATTCAATATTAGGTTTCAAAGCCAAATAGCAATATCTCATGTACAAACAATTTACCACACTGTTGATGGTGACTGTTAGAGCGTGACCTGACGGATTCTTTCCTATAAGTTGCAACAAATCACCCTTCACATTTGCATATGGATAACATATATCATACATGATACCATCAATGATCTTCAAATGTGATTGATCACAACCAGCTAATACATGGAATCGTTTGATACAATCAAAGGCGGCCAATAAAAACTCAGGTGGCATGGATGTATCGAATGACTTGAAATCTCCACCAACACATCGATCTTCATTGAAATGCGTTAGATATCTCCGCAAAGCATCCCATTCAGCACACTGAGCTTCAATACCAGGTGCACTTTCAAAAAGAAATTTATTTCGTTGCATAACTCGCACAAATGATAACAAATATTTGCGAACCACATATGTAAAATCAGCGGGAGCGCCCATAAACATGCGAACCTTCCGTTC